TCGAACAACAACAAGAAGATACTTTACAGTTTGTAGACAGTTTTGATGACGGAACAAGCGGTGGAGTTAGTGGAGCAGATATTCAGTTCGAAGATGAACTAACCACAGCATTAAGTAGTGGCACAGGCTTAACAGAATTCCTAAGCCAGGCACCAGCAGATTACAGCAGGTTTGAAGTTGAAGCACCTACGTTCCAAGAGCAAAGACAATCAGACGCAGTAGAAAGTTTAGCAGATACAATGGGAGCAACAGTTGCCGCGGCAAACTTAGAAAAAGAATTAGCATCGATACAAGCAGGTAATACTGACGATGCACAATATGGCGACCAAACGATTGCAGTTGCTTACATAGGATATACACCAGGCTTTAGTGCTTACACATCACAAATACAACTAGCAGACCAACAAGCATGGTACGGCTCATCACAAGTATATCCAGGACAAAAAGTTGTAGACAACAAAGCGAGTTTTTACATGATGGCTGGTAACACTCAAGTTAAATTAAAAAAAATGATATACAGCCAATATAAAACATTACAGGAACAGGAGAAATAAAATGGCAGAGATAGAATATAAAGGTATAAAGTTAGGAGGTTCTAAACTCGTAATTATAATTCCTTTACTAGGTACTTTAATTGGTGGACTATGGGGAGGCTTTGAACTCTACAACAGACTGCTTATTGCAGAAAAGAAACTTTCTACTTTAAACCCAGCACAAATAGAAATGAAAATGGAAGAGTTGACTAGGATTACAGACATAATCAGAGAAGACCTTAAAGACGAAATTGACATGGCGTTGGATTTAGCAAGAGAGGTAGACCAGACTTCAGCATCGACTCAAAGAGAAGTTAGAAATGATGTTTATGAGATGGAAAAAGAAATGCAAAGTCGTTTCAGAGAAATGGATGCAGACATTAGAACTACTAAAAAAGAACTAGAAGAGAAGATTACAACTATACTAGAAAATCCACTTAACGATACTGAATAACATTAAATACTAGTATGAAATGGATTTACAGCAAGAGTGCTGTAGCAGTTGCAATATTACTGCTACTAGCCGTGCGAATAGCAGACCCTACAGCATTACAGAGTCTGCGTAGTCAAGTATTTGATAGTTATCAACAGTTTGATACTATTGTGGATAGCAACGATGTTGCTATTATAAACATAGGTGAAAAGAGTTTAGACGTATTAGGACAGTATCCTTTTCCTAGAACAACTTATGCACAACTTATACATGATATAAGACAAAAGAATCAAGGCATAATAGGATTCACTATTATGTTTCCAGAACAAGACAGATTTGCAGGAGATGAGGTATTTGCATCATGGATAAAAGACAACGGAATAGTTTTATCCCAGACCCCAAGTTCAAAAGGGGTGAGGAGTTCAGGTCCTCACATTGGTACAGGAACGATAGGCCCTTTACCCGCACAGGACTTTGTACTAACATGGCCCAACCTAGTAACGAACATAAGCCAACTAGAGACTATGGCGTTTGGTATTGGAGTTAATGCTTCAGCACCACAGCCTGACAATCAAACAAGAACTTACCCACTAACAATAGGCGTTGAAGGGAAACTATATCCTAGTTTTGCTATAGAAATGCTACGAGTTAATTCGGGTAAACCAAGTTACATAATTAAAACATCTGAAATAGGTGTTAGCGAAATTGCTGTTCCACCTTATGACCCAGTTGTAACACAACCGGATGGAACAGCATATATTAGGTTCAACAACACCTTTCAAGAAGTTGAATACACAAATGCAGATAGTTTGCCTGACCTAGGTAGCAAATATGTTATAATAGGTGTAACAGCAGAAGGCATTGCCAATCCTGTTCCAACACCACGTGGCAACTTGTATTCACAGCAAATACATGCTCATATGCTACAGAATATAATTAATGGTACAAATATACAGCGTAGCCAACTTAGTACCGTGTACGAGCTTCTATGTGCGTTACTGGGTATGATTCTGATTGCTTTCTGTGTGTATAGAACACCTATATGGTTAACTATACCAATTTCCTTTAGTATTATGGGTGGTTTAGGGTGGTTTAGTGTACTAATGTACCAGTCAAAACTGTTATTATTTGATGCTACATTCCCAATACTTGCAACATTTTTAGTGTTTACCCAAGCAACATTTAACAATTTTTACAAACAATACAAGTTAAGACAGCAGATAAAAGCACAATTCGGTACATACATAAGTCCAGAGTATGTAGATATGCTAGTTAAAGATCCCAGTTTAATGAAGTTAGGTGGGGAAAGAAAAGAAATGAGTTTCTTATTTGCAGACATAGTCGGCTTTACTCCTATATCAGAACAATATATGAAGAACGATGACCCTGAGGGATTGGTAGAACTCATCAATACCTTCCTAGATAAGATGACAAACATAGTATTAGCCAACGGTGGAACGATAGATAAGTTCATGGGAGACTGTGTAATGGCATTTTGGAATGCTCCACTACCTTGCGATAATCATGCCGAGATGGCAGTTAAAACAGCAATAGAAATTGAACTACTTGGCGATGAACTAGAAGCAGAAATGGAAGAACGTGGCTTGCCTAGAGTTAAATTTGGTACTGGTGTAAACACAGGCACATGTATTGTGGGTAACATGGGTGCTGAAACTAGATTAGATTATAGTGTTGTAGGCGATGCTGTAAACTTAGGTGCAAGGCTAGAAGCAGAAACTAGAAAGCAAGATACTCCTATTTTAATAAGTGAGTACACATATCAGCAGACCACAAACATTGCATGTTCTAAATTAGGCGAAGTTACTGTCAAAGGTAAAGAGGAGCCTGTTAAAATTTATGCTCCAATAATTAATGGTGAAGTAAGAAAACTTTACAAATAGTTATTCGTCAGGATCATAGTTTCTAAATTCAGTAAACAACTTAGCATATTGTAATAAATCAATTCTCAATGTTTGCAAGTGTTTTATTTCCATTGGCATTTTAAATGATGCAACATGGTATATAGGTATATAGTAGTTTAAAATTTTATCTACTTTTTCTCTATCTTTAATTATGTCTTGTATTACCCTATGATAAAAGTTAGGCTCTGTGATAAGTTGACTTAACCAAACATGATGGTCATCATTATTATTATAACTGTAAGCCATTTCTCTAACGTCATAAGTTATTGCTCGTACCGGATTGATATTACTCCTATACTTTTTCATTATAGGTCGGTAGTTCCACTTCTCATTACGAGTGTGTTGATTTCTTAAATATGCTTTATACTCATTTAAAAAACTTTTGTATAATCCGTCTTCACTTTGTTTAACATCAACATTGTAGTGTTCTATTAAATCATCTGCAATCCGTTGTGCTTTTTTAGACAGGCTATCGTACAATTCTCTTACATCAAGTATTGTATATGTTCCATCAAAGAATGTGTTAGGGATTGCTTTGTGTCGATTATATTTGTTTAGTTCTGTAGTAAGTTTTATAGCATCAAAGTTAATAATATCTTTTGACATGCTATTACTTATCACATATTGATTTTTAGTATAGTGTGCAGTTTATCCGTACCTTTGTTACGTCCTAATGTGCTTCTTGCACCATCGTGTAAAGGCTTGGGCCATTGCCCTATGTTTACCCAAGCATAGCCACAACTCTCGTCATTTAATATAGGTAAAAATTCGGTGTCTACTACATAACAAAAACTATAATATATAAAGTTCTTATCTTTACTTTGATAAACATCTAATGGATTTAATTTTTTAAGTTCTGGAACGAACCCAATTTCTTCTGATAACTCTCTTTGTAAACATTCATAAGGAGTTTCTTTACCTTCAATCATACCTCCCCAAAACCCCCAGGTATGCTTATGTCGTTTGTCTGAATTGCGTAGTTGGAATAAACATCTGCCTGTATCTTTTGCTAAAAATAAAACACCAGATGCACTAATGCCTTTATGTCTGTTAAGATTAGTTAAAGGATTTAAAGTTTCTACAATGCTTTTTGGTTCTAGACGTTCAGTCTCCAGAACCCCGGATTGTAAGTTCCTTCGTAGGTGCTTGTCCACGTGTTGTTTTCCCATTGATATTGTTTTCCTGTGTATGTGTTTTTAACATATTGCTTAGTAGTAATTGCACTAGAGTCAAATACTTTAGTCCATGCACTACCATTGTATTCTATTATGTCGTTTATGTCTGCAAATATTCCCCAGTTGTCACCGGAAATTTCTGCTGTTAGTAAATATCTTTGTCCAGTTGCAGAAGCATCTAATGTGCCGTCACCTGGGTAACTTGCTGTAGGATCTATAATTTTAGTTAAGTTAGTTAATGTTACTGTAGGCAATGTATCACTGTCTACAGTGAATACCATTTTACTTGGATCAATACTATTTCTTGCAACAAACCCACTAATAAGGTTAGTCGTTGCATCAACATTATTTGATATGTTTAACTGTAACGTACTACCAGTTGTTAAAGGTATGTCGCTCATTGAAACACTTGCATTTGATAACGATCCTTTCTCACCTTGTGGTGCAAGAACTTCTAATAAATCATTCCAATTTGCCTTAGTAGTTGTTCCGTCATCATAACTTGTTCCTTGTGTTGGAGCAGTTTTAAACAACGTTGCTTCTGTACCATTTATTTCTACAAAATAGTTGTTAGGGCTTAATGTGTGTAATTCAAATTGAGAATCTATTGTTCTAAAGAAGTCGTATATATCTTCATCATAACCTAAATCTTCTACATTTGATGTATCGTAAATATTAGTTATAATTGTATTAATAATTTTTTGTCTCTTGACTTTTGCCGGAGGACTTATCCAAATAGGTAAAGTAAATGTTAATGTTGAAATATCTATAGTTTCGTCAACGCCTGACGGCATACTCCTGTTAGACCAATTTATATCTGTTAATTCTACTTCAAAAATACTTGTCCAGTCTATGGGATTAGTACCATTCTGTAATTGTATGCTTGGATTAAATAATACTAATATTTGTTCCATTAACTGTAACTTTTGGTCTGTATTACCTGTCCAAATATCTACTTGCATTGTTAAATTGTAAGGAACAGGCATATATCTATCTGTAGTATATAAGTTACCTGGAAATTCTTGTGATGCAGTATCTGTTTTATATTGAGCACTTCCAGTATCATATTGTCTTTCAGCAACTTGTACTTTGCTAATTAACATAGGATCTTGGGCCCTATCTCTTGCTAACAATAAACTGCTAATACTACATGCTATAAAAGGAGTAGAGTTAACCATGTTCTCACTACCCTTTCTTAATATGTGTGCAACCATTCGTTGCATGTCGGCATATCTTACAGGAACTTTATTATAAAAAGTTGCACCATCACGTTTACCTTCGGATACTTTAAAATCATGAAAGATCCTCATAAACTGCATTAAGTATCTTCTTAATTGTGCGTCATACCAGTAATCCATATTAGCCATTAGTTATCCGCCTTAGGTTTAACTGCTTTACTAAGATTTGATTTCTCAGCCTGCGTTGTACCATCTGTGTTTGTTGTAATACCATCATTATTAATAAACGATGTAAGTATTTTATTAGCGGCACTCCAAGCCTTCTTGTTATCGTCGCTAATTTTAATCCACCTACTTCCAGATTTCTTAAATAATCTGTGAGGTTCAAAGTCTGTTCTCAAGAAATAATCTCCATTTGCACAACCTTCTGGGAACGTTGCTCCACTTCCTACAATACTTATGCCGTTTGGAGCAGAACCATCACCTGGGAAGTAAACTCCTGGTTTGTCTACCGAGTTCTCATCTACATATAAATGACCACCCTCAAAATTACCAGCATCGTATTGAACTTCTTCATTAGCAACTGCTATAACTTTATCACTAATAGCAATTTCTGTGCTGTAAGTACTTAAAATATTTCTTAAATCTGTTGCAGTTTCACCAGTACCAAGGATATCTCTGTATTCTGGACTGTCTGTAATGCTAGTTAATTTACATCTCCATAAGTGAGGCCACCATCTAGGATCGTATCCTTCCGCCGGTCTGCCACAATCACTTACAACAAAATATCTATTAATTGCTTCTCCGCCACCTAAAAGTAAATCATCTCTTAAATGCGGTAATTCTAGAACATCACCTGCCATTAATCTTCTGCCAAGTAAACTTGCACATGAATTCATATGGAAAGTCATAAACAAACTATCGTTATTAACAAACATACCAAATTGTGTTAAATCAAAATCTGGTTCTGCTATTGTGTATGCTCCACGTAGTTCATAAATATCTGTATCGTATTTTCTATCTCTGTTTTCTAAAAATATAACATCTTGAATGTATAAGTCGCCTGATCCTACACTTGCGGTAGCGTCATCAGTATATGTGCCTAAATATTTGTGTACATAGACTCCTGTTCCGCCAGCATTGATAACTTCCGCCACAGCTCTATCAATGAAGCCGTAGTCGTTAGTTTTATTCTTGTTCCACAGTTGTATTCTTGGCATAATGTACTATTTATCACTTTATAAACTTCTTGACAAAAGACGTGAAAGTATATATACTGTAAATTAAATTAGGAAAGGTGGCTGAGTGGCTTAAAGCGTCTCCCTGCTAAGGAGGAGTACGGGTAACTGTACCGAGAGTTCGAATCTCTCCCTTTCCGCCAGTAATTAAAACTATTGTTAATTATTCCTGGTAAAT